TGATATGCCTGAAAACGGCAATAAACACAGAATCCCCAATATACCAATGGGTGGTCCATCTCTCATGGCACATTGGTTAGGGGAATTTGGCATGGACTATGTCACCACCATCATGGGACCAGGCTTTGAAGGCACTGGTATCACTTCAGGATTAAGGATGGAAGGTGGATGGATCCGCTCAGGAGATATGTACTCCGCAACGGATGTTCTAGACTGGCAAATTTGTAGAACAGTCTGGAAAACCATGTTCCGAAATGATGAATCAATCGAAGAAGAAGATTATGAAAATATAGATTTCGCTATTGACTTTATCTTTGGACCACATAGGGTCATTTTCTTAGAAAAGCCAATTAACTTCTCCGACTATGATAAACCAGAGCTTTGGGCTGCAGAAACTGCACATGACGCCAAGCTCCAAAAAATGTTATATGGAACCTCTGCACCTACATTAACAATCAATCACCAACCACCATTAGTCGCAGTTCGACTCTCCAATGGTACGATGACTATGGTCCCGGACGTAACACAAAGACGTTCCCGGACACTACATTGGATGAACTGGTACTCAGAGGTAATAAGTAAAGGAGATAGGAAAATCATAACTGAAAGAGGGTGCTATATGTGTTATAAAACATCATTTCCCACCCTCTGCATCATCAATAAAGCTGGACATAGACTTGCCGCTGAGCGGCTAAATTATGATATCCAGCTATTTATTACGGGCGATGACAACTCTTCAATGCTAAGAGATAAAGAAGATAGCAAAGTCGTCGATGAAGCCCTAGAAGAATTCTCCTTTATAAATAATATTGCAAAATGTAAAACCGCACAAAATATTACTCTCCATGCAGAATTCATACTTGAAAGAGAGTACAAAGAAAATAAACGGCACGAAATGGTTCAGACTTTACAAGTCCGACCAAAATGTGCAATAAAATGCCTCTTTCCGCAAAAGAATGGTAACCACTGGCTCACTATGCCAAAAGAATGGTTCAAACAAACTGATGGATTTCCGGAAGAGGTAAGAAAACGCGGTTTTGAATATATTAGATGGAGATACCATATGAAATATAAACAGGTGAATGAGGCTGGATTTGAACTACATGGAGCTAGAGCTCCATGGCCAATCGCCTATAAGATACAGACAGGGGAAGGAATACCAACAAGATCAACTTGGGACCTCCCTGCAATTACACCTGTTGTTGAAGGAATTGATATAAAGGGAGGGGTATACCTACCAATGGACGTTTTTAGATTATCCCCAATCGGTAGTGGCCCAGTCCCCCAATCCTCCACAGCTCGTATGGATGCGATCTTGGCTGGAAATTATACAACTCTACAGCCAATCGAATATCCTATACAAGTAAAACCTTCTGTAATCTCGCCAAACGACATCATATCGTTTCTCAAGGCAGAAAAGAAGGAAAGAAACATTTATAACGAGCAAAAGAGATACTCCATAATACCATCTCTGTACAATGCTCAACACTTTGGCATTGAAACTACAACAAGAGATGTCCTAAAAAATAACTTTGGTCCAATCACAGATATATATGATGGATCTAATATCTTAGCAACAAGGCGCTCAATACGCGCAATCTTGGATTTCCTTGAAGGAAACCAAAGACCAAGGACTAGACATAACGTCCTACTTATTGCGACACGCTCGACTAAGTGGGACCTCGTCCATCTCAAAGGCGGTGCATGCACCGAAATATGGTATGTAAGAGATGAAGACGAAACCATAAAAGCAATGTTTAAGAAAAATAATTTTCTTAGAGTGCATACTGGCGATAAACAATTACTCAATGAGCTAAAAGCTCCTGTAGCCAGGGCGCCCATTGTTCCTGGGGTCACGCAAAGGCGTAGACTTACATCAACCCAGAAGTATGAGTATAAACCCCAAATCATGGATGGCTCTACTAGAGACCATTATACACATGGGGGAAAGAAGCGTCAAGGATAGACTGCTCCTCATAAAGGCACTTAGGTCTCCCTCGAAGTCATATTCTAGGAGCCCCAACCCGCGAAACATCCAAAGGCATCCGCCGCAATCGGGTTGAACTAAGCTGATAGCATCTCCTTGTGCGTTCATAGAGGAACCACACAAGGGACCCTAACTGCCCAATATAGCAACTATAAGTCAACTAGGTCTATACTCCCAGTTGGCATTACAGTAAATGCTTTTTGACCGTTAAG